GGGCAACCAGCCCGGCGCGCAAATTGCCGTGCCCGGCGTGGCGCTGGTCGAAGGCACCGCCAACATCGGCGCTGACGGCGCCATGCAAATCGGCGCCGTGTGGTCTTGCGTTGACCGCCGCGCCACCTGCATCGCCTCGCTCCCCTTCATGACTTACCGGCAGCTCGACGCCGGCCAGAAAGAACTCGCCCGCGAAAGCCGCCTCTGGCAGTTGCTGCACGACACGCCAAACGCGCGCATGACGCCGTTCGATTTCTGGCGCGTCATGATGTTGAACCACGACCTGCGCGGCAACGCCTACGCCCGAATCGAGCGCGACGAAAGCAGCGGCGAAGCCCTCAGCCTCTGGCCCATGGCGGCCGACCAGGTGCGGCCCATCGTGCTTGACGACGGCAGCATGGTCTACACCTACGCCATCGGCGGCAGCGTCGTCGCCCTGGCCGAAGAGAACGTGCTGCACCTGCGCAACCTCGGCAACGGCACCGTGGGCCTGGACAAGCTCAGCTTCATGCGCGCCGCCACCGACGAAGCCGCCAAGGCCCAGCAGTCGGCCAGCAAAATGTGGGGCAACAGCGGCAAGCCCACCGGCGTGCTCATGCTCGACAACGTACTCAAGCCCGAGCAGCGCGCCGCCCTGCAGGCCCGTTTCGCCGAGATGGCGACCGGCAGCACCGCAAGGCTGTACATCCTCGAAGCGCAGATGAAGTACCAGCAGCTCAGCATCACGCCAGAGCAGCAGCAGTTGCTGGAAAGCCGGCGCTACGGCGTCGAAGAGGTCTGCCGCTGGTTTGACGTTCCGCCCGTCCTGGTGCACCACAGCAACGTCACCACCTGGGGCAGCGGCATCGAGCAAATCGTCGATGGCTTCTACAAGTTCACCGTCCGCCCCATGCTCGTCAGCATCGAGCAGGCCGTGCGCAAGCGCGTCATGACACCGAAGCAGCGCGCCACCCTCAGCGTCGAATGGAACCTCGACGCCCTGCTGCGCGGCAGCGCCAAAGACCGCTTCGAGCTGTACAGCAAGGGCGTGCAAAACGGCATCATCACCCGCAACGAAGCGCGCCAGCTCGAAAACCTTTCACCCAGCCCAGACGGCAACGACCTCACCGCACAGTCCAACCTGCTACCCCTGGGCAAGCTCGGGCAAGAGCCGCCCAAGCCTGCGCCGCCGGCCGAGCCCATGCTGCAGAGCGAGTTCGCCCGCATCGAGCGTGAGCGCCTCGAAACCAAAGCCCAGGCCGATGGCGACCGGCGCCACGCCGAGCTGCTGGGCATGATCCGCGCGCTGCAAAAGCCGCAGCCCATCGTCGTCAACAACAACATGGCCGAGCAGCCATCGCACGTCTTCAACATCGACGCCAAGAACGAGCCGCAGCCCGCGCCCGTCATCAACATCACCAACCAGGTGAACCCCACCCCGGTCGATGTGAGCGTCACCAACGAAGTGAACCCCACCCCCGTCAACGTCGATGCGCACTTCGAGGCCGTCGTGCAAGCCGGCGAAGTCACCCTGAACATGCCCGACCGCCGCTCCGAAAGCACCGTCGAGCGCGACCAAGCCAAGAACATCGTCAAGACCGTGACCATCGAGAAGAACCTCTGAGGTAAGCCATGCCGAAATCCACCGCAACCTGCAACAGCATCCTCGCGCTCATCTTCAACGCCACCGCGTGGGCTGACATCGCCGAGAACGACAGCAGCTCGCCCGCCGCCAACCTCTACCTGAGCCTGCACACCGCAGACCCGGGCGTCGGCAACAGCCAGCTCACCAACGAAACCGCGTACACCAACTACGTGCGCATCGCCATTGCCCGCACCACGGGCGGCTGGGACGTGCCCTCTGCGGCGGCCACCGCGAACGCAGCACTGGCCCAGTTCGCGCAATGCGGCGTCACCGGCGCCACGCTCACGCACGTTGCCATCGGCACCGCATCGAGCGGCGCGGGCACCGTGCTCTATGCCGGCGCATTGTCGTCGTCGCTGGCCGTGGCCAACGGCATTCAGCCGCAGTTCGCGGCCGGCGCTCTGGACGTTGCCGAAACGTGACCACCTACCAGTGCGCCGCGTGCGCCGCCCCAGCCAAGGTCGAGGCGGGCGTCATCGTGCGCACCTGCGCCTGCCAGGCGCCCGTGCTGGCTAACCTCAAGGCCACCGCCACGGGGCAGGGCGGCATCAAGTGAGCGGCTTCGCCAACGTCGCCGCGTTCGCCCGCGCCGACGAGCTGGGCCAGTGCTGGGTAACGCAGTTCCGCAAAACCGTCGCCTCCGCCGCCACCACCACGAACGCCTGGGTCGATTACAGCTACTTTGCCGGCAGCCCGGCCGCCAACTTCTACGCCTCTTCGCCTTCTGCTGCCGCGCTGGTGGAGGCATCGCGCGGCATCTATCTGCCAACCGTCTCACCCGCCACCCAGCACCTGAAAAGCCTGACCGTGATGACGGCCAACACCGGCAGCACGGCCAACGCCCGGCAGCGCCTGGTGCTGTGCGATTACCTGCTCTATTACCCCTTCATCGACACCGATGCGATTGGTGAGCAGCAGGACATGGACAACACCGTGGCCATCCCGCGCTACACCAGCGGGCGGGTGGTCGCGGTGGCGCAGTCTGCCGCCTCCACCATCGGCACCTTCACCTTCACCTACACCAACCAAGACGGCACCGCCGGGCGCGTAAGCCAGGCCAGCAGCACCTTCGCCGTGGCCGGTGGCGGGCAAGTGGTCAGCGCCAATGGCGTGGGCGCCAGCTTCAACCCCTACCTGGCGCTGGCCGCGGGCGATTCGGGCGTGCGGTCCATCCAATCCGTCAGGTTCACCGCTGCCGGTGGCGGGTTGATGGCCCTGGTGATCGTCAAGCCGCTCTTCAACGGCTACGTCACGCAAGAGTGCCGCACCACGGGCGGCGTGGCCTTCGGCGCGGCCGACGAGTTCCTGGCCCTGATTCACAGCGCCGGTGCGCCGCAAGTCAAGGACGGCGCGGTGCTCAACTTCTTCGCCGAAGGCAACGCGGGCTCGCTCGCCTCGTCGCAGCTCGTCGGCACGCTAGAAACAGTTTGGAATTAAGGGGCACCCCATGGGCTGGACTTCACAAGACGACCTGATAACGCAACTCACCGTCAACGGCAAGGGCGATACGGTCACCATGACCAAGACGCTCAACGCTGCCGGCACCGCGGGCGCCTGGACGCTGTTGGCCCCGCATGCCGGCTGGCCGATTGCCTCCACCTTCGCGGGCGCGAGCTTGACGTATGTGCCGCTCGATGACACCACGGCGCAGGGCGCCATCTACCACGGCGGCAACGTCTCCGCCGCCACCAAGCACTTCCTGACGGCGGGCGGGTGTGTCGTCGCGGCGGCGGGCGCCCCTTGGTACATCATGGCGATTGACCTGGTGGGCTACGTTCCGCTGCTCACGACCGATGTGTCGGTAATCGGCACCAAAACCTGTTCGATGACGGCCATCGGCTCTGGCGGTGGCACGGGTGATCGCTACGCCAACGGGCAGGGCCTGCGCCTGTTTCTGGCCGGCTTCACCGCCATGGGCGCCAACGCCCCCACCTGCATCGTCAACTACCTCGACACCGGGGGCGGCGCTGGCGCCACCACCACGTTCACCTCCACGGCCTCCATGACCATCGGGGGCGTGCTGAACACGGGCGCCGCCGCCAACAAATACAACCCATTCCTGCCGCTGGCGGCGGGCGACACCGGGGTCAGCGACATTGTTTCGGTCGTATGGGCCGGCACGGCGCACGCCTCGGGCTCAGTAGCCGTCTGCTTGGCAAAGCCCCTCTGGATGCTGCCCCTGCCGGCCACGGGCCTCTACAGCAAGATGGATCTGGTCAACGCGCTGCCCTCCATGCGCCAGATCAAAGACGGCGCGAACATCCACTTCCTGCTGTTCCAGACCGCCGCCACCACCTCGGCCGGCACCGTCAACATCGATTTCGATTACGGCTACGGCGGCTGACATGGGCCTGTGCAGCAACGGCGTCACGTTCTTCGGCACGGGGATTCGGCGCTTCGGCGCCACCGCGTACCAGAGCGCCTACCCGTCGATCCTGCATGGCGACATGAACCAGGCCGGGCGCAACCGCAACCTCACCGCCGGCCAGGGCATCACCAGCGAGCTTGTCGGCATCCCATCCGGCAACCGCCACCCGAGCGCGTGGGTGATGCCGCAGAAGGCCGGCGCGCTCGCAGCCCGCAACGCCATCGAAGGCTCGGGCGCGGTTTCTCTCACGCTCATCAGCGGCGTCAACGCTGCCGCAGCGCTGGCCGGCTCGGGCAGTCTGACGGCCACCGGTGCGCTCATCGTCTCGCTCGTCGCCGCGCTCACCGGCTCGGGCACCATCACCAACGCGCAGGCCATCGCGTTCCTGCAACTCGCCGCCACCTTGGCGGGTTCGGGGCAGTTGACGGCAGCCATCAGAGCGCTGGCATCTGCCGCGGCGGCACTGCAAGGGGCCGGCTCGGCTTCAGCCACCGCCACCGCATCGGGCGCGTTGGCTGCGGCCATTGTTGTGACGGGCGATCTGCTGAACACCGCCAATGCCGGCGCCGCGGTGTGGGGCGCCTTGGCAGCAGCGAACAACTCAGTCGGCACGATGGGCGAAAAGCTCAACGACGCCGGCAGCGCCTCGAACCCCTGGACCGAAATCATCGAAAGCGGCTACACCGCCGCCGAGATCCTGCGGCTCATCGTCGCCCACGCAGCCGGCGCAGCCACCGGCCTCGAAGGCGCCACGCCGGTATTCAAGAGCCTCGACGGGACCAAGGACCGCATCACCGGCACCTACGCGGCCGGTGCGCGGGGAATCACTGATCTGGACGCAACCTGAGAACGCAACACACATGAAACACACCCCCATCGCTCTCTCGGCCTTGTTCGCCCTTGTCGGCGCGCAGGCGCAAGTCACATCGGCCGTGCAATGGCGCCTCACCAGCGCAGCCGGCGCCGTCGTGTCGACGCACACCACGCAGAGCGCCTGCGACACCGCAGCCCGCGCGCTGGCCGTGACCGCGACTTACTCCTGCCCGCGTTTCTTGGCGGTCACCGGCCCGGTGGTGCCCCCGCCCCCGCCCCCGCCCCCGCCCCCGCCCCCGCCCCCGCCCCCGCCTCCGCCTCCGCCCCCGCCCCCGCCTCCGGTGACCGGCGCGCTGCATTTCAGCGACTGCCAGGCCGGCGCGGCTGCGGGCTGCGTGCCCGGCAACAATACCAACCCCGGCACCGCCGCCTCGCCCAAGCAAAACCTGTCGGGCATCAACGTCAACGCTCTGCCCGCCGGCTCGACGCTGCTGTTCGCCCGCGGTGGTTCGTGGAACTTCTCGATCAACCTCGACAACCTGAACGCCACCAGCGCCGCGCCTCTGACCTTTGCCGACTACGGCACAGGCGCTTTGCCGGTGTTCAACACTCCCAGCGGTAACGCCTTCACCTTCGGGCGCTACGGCACAGCGGTGGTGGACGGCGGCTACACCATCCGCAACATCAAGCTGGATGGCCGCGGCACGGGTCTGTGGGGCGCCTTTGTGCAGGCTGCCACGCGAGACGTGACGTTCGATGGCGTCGAGATTACCGGCTTCACCATCGGCATCCACTCGCAGCAGGCCGCAGGCGCCAGCAACGAGCGCCTGACGATCCGCAACTCGATCCTGCGCAACAACATCGACCACGGCTTCCTGGGCGACTCCAACGGCCTGCTGATCGAAGGCTCGCTGTTCGAGGGCAACAACCCGAGCGGTGGCGGCTTCGAGCACGGCGCCTACCTGGGCGGGCGCTCGACCAGCACGACGGTGCGCAACAGCATCTTCCGCAACAACAGCGCGCCGGGCGGTGTTTGCAATGGCGGCAGCCTGACCATCCACGGCCAGTACGACAACGTGCTGATCGAGGGCAACACCATCGAGCAAGTGGCGAGCGCGGGCAACTGCTGGCTGCTCTCGATCACCACCGGCTATGGCACTGCCGAGTGGTTCCGCAATCTGGTGGTGCGCAACAACAGGCTTATCAACGGCGGCAATGCGTCGATGGTGGTGCATTCGGCCGTGAATGCGCTGATCGAAGGCAATGTGGCCTGGAGCAATCAGGCCGACATGGGCCAGGCCGCCATCGTGAGCGGTGGCGCTGGAACGAGCGGAGGCGGCGACGACGACATGACGGGCGGCACGATCCGCAACAACACCGCCTGCTACCCGGTTGCGAACCAGTACAGCACGGTGCTGCGCAATTCTTCGCCTGGCGCTGTGATTGAAAACAACGTCATGCGTACTGGCGCGGACGCAACGACGGGCGCCTGCGCGCGGTAGATTGGACCGACTGACGTGCCAATAACCAGCAACTCGAACGTCAAGTTCTCGCTGGAAGACCCGACAAGCGCAGCGGGAATCACTAGCGTTGCTGCTTGGACTATAGGCTCTGGCGCAGATCGCTATGCCATTGCAGCGATGCTGACGCGAGACTTCTCCACCCCTGCCTCACACACCGGAATGAGGATTTCCGGTTCGGGTGGTGATGCGATGACGCAGCTTGGCACCACATCATCGGTCAGCGCCGGGCGATTCTCACGATGGAATTTGTTCGGCAGCTCTCTGCCAGCGTCGGGCTCAAGTCGAACGCTGTTTGGCAGCATTTCCGACGATGAGCAGACCGGCCTTATAGCGGCAGTTGTCTATGACGGGGTGCACCAGACGACCCCGGTCGGCGACTCAGACGTAGCGACTGGCGGGACCACTGCCTCGACAACGATCGCACCGGGGGACGGGCTGACAGCCACGTTGACCACCCTGGCCGGCGACAAGGTGGTGGGGATCATCTCGGCGATCACCCTTGGCGGGGTCAACGCCATCGTTTCAGTCACAGGCACCGGCATCACTGTCGTGACCCAAGATGACATGCTTCTTGAGCATCTCATCATTGTTGAAGTTGATGCGGTTGGCTCTTCGACCACTGTGGCTCCAACCATCACTTTCACGTCGAGTACCGACGCCCAATTTGAAATGCGGACGTATGTTGTGCAGGCCGCTGCGGGTGGCGGTCAAGCCCCCCGCTCCATGCACCAACACAGACTGAGAAGGGCCTGAAATGCCAAGCTGGCTCAAACAATCCACCGCCGTTGACATCGGCGTCGGCCCCTTCCTCGACGATACGGACGGCAAGACCGCCGAGACTGCGCTCACCATCACGCAGCCCGACATCCGCCTCAAGAAGAACGGCGGCGCCTGGGCGCAGAAGAACGCGGCGCAGACCCTCTCGCACGAAGAGGCCGGCTGGTACGAAGTGTCGCTCGACACCACTGACACCAACACGCTCGGCATCCTCATCGTCGCCATCCACGAGTCGGGCGCATTGCCGGTGTGGAAGGAGTACATGGTGGTCCCTGCAAATGCCTACGACTCGCTGGTGGCCGGCAGCGCCACGCTTTCAAGTTCTCCGGTGGCCGCTGACGTTCGTTCCGCCATCGGCCTGGCGTCCGCCAACCTAGATACCCAGCTCGATGCGCTCCCCACCGCCGCCGAGAACCAGAGCGGCATGGCAACCGCAGCGAACTTGGCAACGGTGGCCGGCTACCTCGACACCGAGATCGCCGCCATCCTGGCAGACACCAACGAATTGCAGACAGATTGGGCCAACGGCGGGCGACTCGACCTGATCCTCGACACCGCTGCGGCCGGTGGTGGCCTTGACGCGGCGGGGGTGCGCGCAGCCATCGGCTTGGCCAGCGCCAACCTAGACACGCAACTCGATGCTCTGCCCACGGCCACCGAGAACGCCGACGCGCTGCTCAACCGCAACATGGCCTCCGTGAGCGATACCAACGCCCGCTCGCCGCTGAACGCGCTGCGCTTCCTGCGCAACCGCTGGAGCCTGTCAGGCACCACGCTGACCGTCACCGAAGAAGACGACACCACGCCGGCCTGGACGGCGGTTGTCACTGCATCGCCAGGCGCTGACCCGATTTCCGGCTCAGACCCGGCATAACCGCGCGCTGCCGTGAGCTTTCAGGGCCGCTGGCTCGGCCTGGTTGCCGGCGCGTGGCTGGGTGCTGTACAGCCAGTACCGCAGACGGGGTTTCAGAGCCTGCTGGCTTACTGGGCCGGCGGTGCATCTGCAGGAGCCGCATCGCAGGCCGGCTACCGCAGCTTGCTGGCTTACTGGGCCGGTGGTGCATCTACAGAGCCTGCATCACAGGCCGGCTACCGCAGCCTGCTCGCTTACTGGGCCGGTGGTGCAGTGGCATCCCAGGTGACCACCGCCACCGCCCACGGCAAGCTGCGCCGCAAGCAGCCCCGCAAGCGCGGCCGGTACGAAGTTGATTCTTTCGCCGACTGGGTGCTCGAACCACCGCGACCCGACGACGACGAATTTTTGATCATCTCCATGATGACGAGGTAACCCCCATGCTCATCCGCAAACACCTGTCCCTTACCGACGTTGACCTCAAACTGCAAGGCGACACCGGCCGCTTCGCCGGCTACGCCAGCGTCTTCGGTGGCGTCGATTCCTATGGCGACACTATCGTCAAGGGCGCGTTCGACTACACCCTGCGCACCAACGGCAAGCCCAAGATGTTCCTTGAGCACTCCTGGGCCACGGGCGCCAGCGGCGCCGGCCTGCTGCCCATCGGCAAGTTCGATGTCGCCAAGGAAGATGACCACGGCCTCTACCTCGAGGGCTCACTCACCCCCGGCATGAGCCTCAGCGCCGACGTGCGCGCCGCCATGAAGCACGGCACGATTGACGGCCTCTCCATCGGCGGCTTCGTCAAAAAGGGCGACTACGACGAAACCGAAACCGGCCGCGTGATCCGCAAGTGGAGCAAGCTGGTCGAGGTGTCGGTCGTCTCCATGCCCGCCGACAGCGCCGCCCGCATTGACGCCGGCAGCATCAAGTCGAGCGACATGGCCGAGGCCATTGAAGAGATCGATTCCATCCGAACACTGGAGCGCTTCCTGCGGGATGCAGGCGGCCTCAGCAAAGGGGCCGCCACAGCGCTGGTGGCCCGCGCCAAGGTATTGCTGGTCGGCGAGGGGGATCCCGCCGCGAATGGCAGCACCGAAGCGAAGGCAATGCAGGCGATCGCAGACCGCCTGGCGCGCATCCCGCAACTCAACACCTGA